CGGCCTCGGGCCGCAAGGCGATCGTGTGGGTGAAGGCACCATGACCCCCCGGGTGAACCTGCTGCGTGGCGTGAGCTTCTCGGGCATCAACAGCCGCAAGACGAACTGTGACAAGGGCCACGCCTTCGACGATGCCAACACCGGCATGTACCGTCGCTCGGACGGGCGGACGTTCCGGCGCTGCCGACGCTGCGAGCGTGAACGCTGGCACCGACGCGCCCTCGCCGCCGCCACCGACGAGACGGGGGAGGGGACGTGAGATGAGCCGATCTGGGTACGTGGATGACTACATCGACGAGTGGGAATTGATTCGCTGGCGAGGGGCGCTCGACCAGCGGAAGATGAAGAACGAGGCCGAGAACCGGTCCTATCGAGCGATGCGTTGAGCGCGGCCGCCCAGTTCGCGGAGATCGTGCTCTCGCTCGTGGCGCAGTTCCACTGCTCGGAGACGAGCGGCGTCCGGACGCCCGCCCGGAACGCGCGCGTGGGCGGGGCGAAGCGGTCGCGCCACCTGCTCCAGTACGGGAAGGGGCTCGCGCGCGACCTCGTGCCGGACGACAACACGGTCGCGGTCCGGCAGGCGCTCGTGCGCGAGGCGAAGCGGCGCGGCCTGTGGGCGCTCGACGAGGGCGACCACGTGCACGTGGACGGGAGGTATTTCCTTGTCTGAGTCGCGCACCGCCTGCCCGTTCTGTCGGCGCGCGCCCGACGGCGTACACACCAATCAGTGTCGCCGGTCGGGTGCCCGCATGCGTCGGCTCGCGCGCCTGCGCCCGACCGTGCGCTGGATCCAGGCCATGCCGCCGAGCTTCAAGCAGCAGCTCCGCCAGACGCAGCGCGCCCAGGGCGAGCGGGTGAAGATCCTGCGGAACGTCTTCTCGCCAGAGCGCACGCGCCTGGTTATGATCCGCACCTGAAGGGGGTTCACATGTCAGACGAGATCGAGCACGGTTCAGAGCAGCCAGGGGTCGACGATGGCCGGGTCGACCGGGCTCGGCAGGTGGCGGACCGCCGCGCCGGCCGGCGTCTCGGGTACAACTATCCGGAGTACTCGACCGTCGTGATCCTGAAGAGGCTCACCGAGATCGAGGCCAAGCTCGACGCCGCGATCGCCGCCATGGAGCAGACGGTCGGGGCGATTACGGACATCATGCGGACCGCAACGCCCGGGGCGAAGGTCGTCAAGAAGTGACCACCGCGTTCGAGGACCTCGATGTCCTCGACGCGTGCTCGCTCACGCACCGGCTCGCCCGGGCGCGCGTTCGCGTGGACGGGGACGTGTTCGACCCGCTCGCCATCCCGTACATGGTCGAGCTGTATGACGAGCCCTGGCGCTCCGTGGTCGTCCAGAAGGGCGCCCAGCTCGGCGTGACCGTCTGGGCCGTCCTGTCCGTGATCGAGCGCATGCGGACCGGCATCTACCCTCGCGGCGTCCTGTACGGCTTCCCGACCCAGGAGGAGGTGTACGACTTCGCGCAGGCCCGGTTCGAGAAGATCCTGCGCGACAACGCGGCCTTCTTCGCGGGTGCGGTGCGGTCGACCGACCGGACCGAGCTGAAGGAGATCGGCACCGGGATGCTGTACTTCCGGGGCGTCAAGGTGGTCGACAAGAGCAAGCGCCCGTCCAAGCTCCTGTCTGTGCCGGTCGACTGCCTGGTCCTGGACGAGCACGACGACATGGACCCGTTCGCGATCGAGATCGTGCAGTCGCGCCTGGACTCTTCCCTCTTGCGACACCAGATCGTGTTGGGCCATCCGTCGTACCCGCGCTATGGGATCGCGCGCAAGTACGACGAGAGCGACCAGCGTCGCTGGCTGATCAAGTGCGAGGGCTGTAACGCATATACGTGTATGGAGGACGACTTCCCGCACTGCGTCGGCACGAAGGATGACGCGAACTGGTTCCGGTGCTGCCGGAAGTGCAAGCGCGAGCTGTTCACGATCACGGGCGAGTGGGTGCCCAGGCACCCCGGCCGGGACGTGCGGGGCTACCTGATCAGCCAGCTCCTCTCGACCCGCAAGCCCGTGAACGTGATCGTCGAGGCGTACCACAAGATCGGCATCGCGGCCGGGAACGAGTCGGCCTTCTGGAACCTCGTCATGGCGCGCCCGCACGCCACGCTCGACGACTCGCTCGACGAGGCGCACGTGAAGTCGCTCTTCAACGCGGACAAGCCCCAGGAGCTGGCGCACGCGGGCCCGAGCTTCCTGGGGGCGGACGTGGGCAAGACGACGCTCCACGTGACGATCGGGTCGCTCTCGTCCGCGGACCGCGGGCACGTCCACTGGATCGGCGAGCTGAAGACGTTCGACGAACTGTACGACCTCGGGAAGAAGCACAACGTGCAGACGGGCGTGATCGACGCGATGGCCGAGTCGCGCTCGGTGAAGGACTTCACGGACCGGGCGCCCTGGGCGTACGGGTGCCACTACGTCGAGGGCCTGCCCGTGGGTGACTACCGGTGGGACGGGCCGGGCCGGGTCGTGAAGGTCGGCCGCACCTCCTCGATCGACATGTCGCACCGGGCGATCGTGCAGCGCCGGCTCACCTTCAGGCGGGCCGACGAGTACACGGACAACGTGTTCGTGCCGCAGCTCCTGAACCTGGTCCGGGTCAGGATCCAGAACCAGAAGACGGGCGACGAGCGGGCCTTCTGGCACGTGCTGGACGGGTCGACCAAGAACGACCACTATCGCCACGCCGTGAACTACGCGTGGATCGCCTCGACCGCGACCGCTATCGTACGACAGGACCCGCGCGAGCGGTGGCCGTCGGATGACGACGGTCCTCGCTCCTGGCAGACCGCGTGACGGAGAGCTGATGATCTTCGAGCCGAACGACACGGACGCGCAAAAGGTCTTCAAGGTTCGAGAGCACTACGCCGCCATGCTCGCAAAGAACGTGGACGAGCGCGGCGCCATGCAGAAGTCACACGCGTTCCGGCACGGCCAGCAGTGGACCGAGGAGCAGAAGGACAAGCTGAACGCCGAGGGCCGGCCCGCCCTCACGTTCAACCTCGTGGCGCCCACGACGCGCGAGCTGATCGGTGCGAACGAGGACCAGCGGCGCGAGCCCCGGGCGGCACCGGTTGGTGTAGACGCGCTCCCCACGTCAGAGGTCGTGAACCACCTCTGGAAGCGCATCTACGAGCAGCAGGACGTGGAGTCGACCGAAGGGTCCGCGTTCGAGAACGGGATCACGGGCGGGATCGGGTACACGTTCATGGACGCGCACCCGTCCGAGCAGAACCCGAACGAGATCGAGGTGACGTTCGACGACGTGCCGATCGGCGACGTGGTCCGTGACCCGGACGCGTGCAAGCCGAACATGGAGGACGCGAGCTTCTTCTACTGGGCTCGCTGGATGAGTGAGTCCGACTACAAGGAACACTATCCCGATCAGTCCAAGTCGTTCGACGACTTGCTGAAGGAGGCGGAAGGCTCGGCCGACTCAGTCCAGGGCGCGCTCTCCACGCTCGACGCCCAGTACGCCGGCAAGTACTACGTGGTCGGGCTCTCTGACGTGACGTACTTCGACCGGAAGTCCCGCAAGCTGAAGATCCTGCACCTGGAGTACAAGGTGCCCGAGCGGCGCTACTACGTGATGGACCCGCGCAAGGACGAGCGCGGCGCGGCCCGCGGGTTCGTGCGCGTGTCGAAGTCGAGCTACGACAAGGTGAAGGCGTCCGGCGCCGCAGAGACCCACTCGTCCATGGGGACGGCGTGGCGCTGGTTCGAGTGCACGGGCGCGCAGGTCCTGTTCGACGCCGCGCAGCCGCTCCCGATCTACTGCCCGCAGCTACTCGCGTTCACGTGCTACTACGACACCGTTCAGTGTCAGTACTACGGGATCGTGCGGGACCTCGAAGACCCGCAGATGGAGTACAACAAGCGCGTCAGCCAGGAGCTGAACCTGCAGTCGCAGTCGGCGCAGCCGGGCCTGATCTACGACCAGGGCGCGTTCCCGGGCAAGACCCCGACGCAGGTCGAGCGCAAGGTGAAGACGCCCGGCTTTGCGCTGGAGAAGATGCCGGGCAAGGAGTACGCGTTCCGCGAGGCGCCGCAGATCCCGGCGGGCGCGGACCGGATGGCCGAGCGCGCGCAGTCGCTCGTGCAGATGATCTCGGGCATCGACCTGAACCCGCTCCTGGGCGGTCAGCCCGACCAGGTGGCCGTGGGCACGGCCATGCTGTCTCACCGCAAGGGCCTGCTCGCGATCACGCCGATCATGAAGAACTTCCGGAAGTACCAGCAGAAGCTCCTGTCGTCCGTGGTCGAGCTGATCATGAAGTCGTTCCCGGACGAGCAGATCGAGGCGATGCTCTCGGACAGTGAGAAGGTGAAGGTACAGGACGGCGTGGTGGTCGACGCCGAGTCACAGAGTCAGGTGTCCATCCGTGAGCTGCGGACGGTGCGCTGGAACATCGAGATGGAGAGCGCGGCCGCGAACACGACCCAGCAGATGATGATGTTCTCGCTCCTCATGTCCATGAAGGGCGCCGGCATCGCGGTCGATCCGGACGTGTTCTTCTCGTACTTCCCGGGGTCGCGCGACGAGCAGCAGAAGCTCGTCACGTACCTGAAGGCGGCCGAGCAGGCGCAGGCGCAGGCGGCGCAGATGCAGGCGCAGGCGGCCGCGAAGCAGGTCGAGAACGTGATCACGGTCGAGGGCATGAAGGTCCAGCAGCGGTCCGAGGAGGCGAAGATCGACGCGGCCGTCGAGATCGCCGGCCAGAAGCAGGACCTGCTCACCGAGATCATCAAGCTGTTCGCGCAGGCGGGCCTCCAGAAGGAGAAGCTCAACATCGACAAGGTGAACGCCGCCATCGACGCGGCGCGCGCGAAGACCGAGGCGTTCGACGTGGGCGCGCGAGCTGGAACGAGCGCGCGCGGGGCGAGCGTGTACGAGAGAGAGGCGGCTGCGGCCGCGGAACAACCGGAGGCAGCGTGACAAAGAAAAGTGTAGGCGACTTCGACGACGATCCCTCGGGCCTGATGTCGGCCGCCCTGACGGGCGAGCTGGACGTGAACGCGGCCCTGGCGGAGTTCGCGGCCACGCCCGATGGGGCTGCGCCCGTGGAGGGCCTGGAGCCAGACCCGGCGCCCGCGCCCGTGGTCGAGCCCGACCCGACGGACGACGAGCCCGAGCCCGTGGTCGAGCCGGGCCAGCACGCCGAGCCGGCCTGGTTCAAGGACCTGCCGGAGGCGGCGCTCGCCGAGGCGCGCAAGCTCCACCAGACGACCGAGGGGCAGCGGCGCGCCTTGAAGCGCCGGGCCGACGCGCAGGCGGCCGCCGAGTCGGAGCGCCGGGACGCGATCGCGATCGCGGTCCAGCTCCGCCGCGACATGATGGGCAAGACGGTCCCGGCCGGTGAGCCGGGCGAGCTCGCGCGCGAGCAGCCGAAGGGCGAATACCTGGACCTGGACATCGACAACGAGGGGAACGCCCGGATCCCGGTCGCGAAGCTCCAGGAGGTGATCGACCGGCGCGCCCAGGAGATCGGCGGGCGCCACGCCCAGGCGCAGACGCAGGCGCAAGCGACCGGCCAGTACGCGAACAAGATCCTGGCGGACGCGGGCGTCTCGGACGCGACCTCTCAGCGCTTCCTGGAGGCCATCCAGTACACGCAGGCGCGGCTCCGCGAGGCCATGCGAGAGGGCGGCCGCGTGCCGCGGAACCCGTACGAGGAGCGCCAGATGCTCGCTGAGCTGGGCGTCGACTCGGAGATCGCGAACCGGTTCGGCGGGCTCCGGGTCGTGGACGTGTACGACGTGTACGAGGGCGCCCGGAACCCGTACGAGCACGGGCACCGGCTCGTCGACATCACGAAGCGCTACCAGGACCACTGGGGCGAGCCCAGCCCGGGAGGGCCGGCGCGTCGGTCGCCGCCACCGTCACCGATCAAGGAGCACCCGGCCTCGATGGCCCGGAAGGGCGTCGGGTCGGCGGTCGGGGTCCAGCCGGGCGACTCGGCGGCGCACGACATCATGAACATGAGCGTGGACGAGGCGCTCGCCATGACGAAGGACCCGAAGCGGATCGAGGCGCTGTTCGAGAAGTGGGAGAAGGAAGTGTCGGCGTCGCGCCACTAGCGTGTGCCGCGGCACCGTGATAGGGTTCGAGTGCCAAAGAGCTGACTAGTTCCACGGGGGCCATCTCCGGAAACGGTGGCAGGTCAGCTCTAAGGAGTTCGCCGCTCGGGGTGTGAATCCGAGAATCGTTAGCGGGAACCGTACACCGCCGTGTGTAAGTGATCCTTTCGATTCTTGAACCCACGGGGCCTTGTCCCCGGGAGACACTCCAATGGCGACACCGTTCAACGTCGCGACCGGCGACGCCCAGGCCGTCAAGATCTTCAGCAAGCTCATGATGGTGGCGGCGATCCAGAAGACCATGTACTCGAAGTTCGCGGGCCCGGGCCCGGACAACGCGTTCCAGATCCTGACCGACCTCACGAAGGGGCCGGGGGACCAGATCAAGTTCGATCTCCTGGAGCAGATGACCGGCTACGGGATCAACGGCAACACGGCCATGATCAGCGCGGTCGCGGGCTCGTCGACGAACGAGTCGAACCTCATCTTCCGTCAGGAGACGGTCGAGGTCGAGCAGAAGCGGCTCGCGCACGCCTGGTACAGGATGGCGCAGCAGCGGTCGCTCCACGACATGATGAAGGCGTCGATGGGGAACCTGTCGGACCGCTGGGCCGTCATCATCGACCGCTGGGCCGCGTGTCACCTGGTCGGGCTCGCCGCGGCGGGCCTGCACGCGAACGACACGGACGGCGTCGCGGCCGCGACCGACATCGCGAACCACGCGACCACGTCGGGCGGCGCAGGGATCGAGGCGCACGACGCGAACCACATCTACGCGGTCAACCAGGCGGCCCTCTTCCAGACGGTCGAGCACCTGAACCCGATGCGCTGGAAGGCCGAGACGATGACGATCCCGAACGTCATCCAGCCGCTCCGTGCGGACGGGAACGACGCGTACGTGGTGTTCATCCGGCCCGAGCAGGCGGCCTCGCTCCAGGGCGACGCCGAGTGGGTCGCGGCGCAGTCGAACGCGGGCCTGCGCGGCTCGGAGAACCCGCTCTTCTCGGGCATGTTCGGGTTCTGGAACGGGATGGCGATCAAGATCTGGCAGTACCTGCCCTACGGGATCACGGCGGGCGCGACCGTGCGTCACGCGATCCTCGTCGGCAAGCAGGCGGTCGCGGTCGCCTTCGGGAACGCGTTCGACTCGCTCGACCAGGAGAAGTACGGCAAGGACTTCGTGTTCGCGTTCGTGCCGCGCGAGCAGTCGGACTACGGCAACATCAAGGGCGTCTCGGCCGGCGCGGTGTTCGGCATGCAACGCATCATGTTCAACGGCGCGACTCACGGCTGCATCCGCGCAACGTCGACCGACCCGGTGATCTGATCGGGTAACGCTGAATGGTGTAGGTGGTAGTCGCATGGCAGTGACGTTCGGATCGGTCATCGACTACGTGCTCAAGACACTCGGAAGGGCTGATGTCGGTGAGGATCGGGCGACGATCTTCACCGACATCAGCGACATCCTGACGGTCGACTTCCCGGCCACGATCGCGGGCTACATGATCGAGGGAGTCACCAGGATCCCGGTCGGTGGCGTTCCGGCAGCGCCGGACGGGGTGTACGACGTACCCGCGACCATGCGCGGGGTGTCGAGCATCCTGGGCGTGCTCGACAACATCGCGATCAACTCCCCGCCCGAGTTCTCGCGCTGGTTCCCGGAGAACACGTACACGGACCCGGACAGCTTCTTCGCGGTGAAGCCGTGGCTCTCCGAGGTCGGGAACATGGTGACGGACACCGGCAAGCCAACGTCCGCCCTGATCTACGGGAACAAGATCACGCTCCGGCCAGTGCCGGACGAGAACGGATCTCCGACCTGGTTCGGTGAGCTGGTCTTGACCGGGTCCGTCACGCCGGACCTGTCCGCGGCCAACGAGTCGACGACGTTCCTGGACGATCGCGTCGTGCCGGTCGTGCGCGCGGCCGCGACCGTGCTCTACGCTGTACGCTCGCGTCGTGCGGACGTGGCTACACTCTGGGGCCAGATCCTCCAGACGCGCAAGCAGGAGCTGCAGAACATGATGTCCACGTTCCCGTCGAACACGCAGCCCGGGAGGGACTTCTGATGTCGTGGGACGCGAACGCGCCGGTCGCGACCGAGCAGTGGAACGTGGGCGACGGGAAGATTCGCGCGAACAACCTGTACCTGCAGACGTTCCTCCGGGAAGTTTCCACGTTCGTTTTCGATCCGGATGACCCGCTCGTCGCGGCGTCGATCCGCTTCAAGACGGGCACGAGCGCGACCCCGCCCGTCACGCTCGCTCCGGAGCAGACCGGGGTCGTGTACTTCGACACGACGCTGCAGAAGCTCTGGATCAACACGAACGGGTTCGACAACACGTGGGTGCAGATCTCTGCGTTCGCAGCCCTCACGATCGCGGGCGCGCTGCTCGCGCAGAGCACGCTCACCGTCACGGGCGCCGCCGTCCTGAACGCGACCCTCGCGGTCGCCGGGCTCGCCTCGCTGAACGCGGGCGTCGCGATCGCGGGCGGAGACGCGACCCTTGCGACGACTCGAAAGCTCGTCGTGCCGACGGGCGAGAGCTGGCTCCGGCAGAACAGCGTCGACATCAACCCGCACGCGCACGCGGCGCGACACCAGCCCGGCTCGACGAACGGCGCCTGGGTCACCCCGAACGACGTGCTCCCGTTCGCCATCCAGCAGGTCCGCCACTCCGCCACGCTGCTCGGCGGCACGACCATCTCCGAGACGGTCATCGCGAGCCAGACGTTCGGCTCGGCCGGCGACGCGAAGTGCTCCATCACGATCAACACGACGGGCCGGCCCGGAGTGAGTCGCGGCATCCTGTACGCGGAGTTCGGCGCAACGAAGTCCTCGTCGAGCAGCAAGGACCTAGACGTGGCCGCGTACCGTGCCAATGCCGGCGGCACGGTCGGGGCGGTGGGTACGCAGATTGGGCCTACGGTGCCGGCGCGCTGGATCTCTGATGAGGGGAATTTTCGTTTCCACGGGTCGTTCCTGAAGTTCATCGAGAACCTGCCCGTGCACGCGTCGAACCAGTTCGCGCTCCACGCCCTCACGGACGATGATACAAACGTGGTCGCGGACTACGTGAGCCTGATCTACGTGGACCTCGGCGTGGTCTGATGTACGAGCCGTACATCATCGCGGACCACAGCTCCGGGATTCAAACGGACAAGGAGCCCTGGCTCCTGCCCCAGAACGCCGTCACGGCAATGCGTAACGCGCACGTCTACCGCGGCCAGATCATCAAGCGCCCGACCGCGAGCCTGTTCGCGAACCCGGGAACGAAGGTGATCGGAGAGGCGCTCGGCACGGCGGCCGCGGGTCAACTGAACGGGAACACGTCCGGCGGCTCGATCCCTGGAGCACCGGCTACCACGTCGCTCGCGAAGCTCGTGAACCTGCCCCTCGTGCCGAGCACGACCACGCCCGTCGTCGATCAGCCGGTCACGCTCACGGTCGCGCCGTACGAGTTCAAGATCTCTGGCGACGAGACGGCCGATGCGAACGTGTACCTGCTCGCCTGGTCCGGCGGCACCGTGCTCACTCAGCCGTACACGGCGAAGATCAACGTCGCCACGGGCGCCTGGTTCGTGCAGCTCACGGCCGCCGACGCGTTCACCGCGACCGCCGCGACGGCCACGTACGAGTTCTATCGCGGCCTCTCGAGCACGCTCATCACGGAGTGGGTGACTCCCGGAGACCAAACACAGCTCGTCGTGTGTGACACGCGCAGGCTCTTCACGTACGACCTGACCCGCGGACGGCTTACGGACCAGTGCGCCGTCGGTGCCGTGCTCGCGACGGACGACGTGTGGTCGGGCGGCGTGTCGGAGTTCTTCAGCGCTTCAGGCGTGGACGACGGGTCGAGCCGCGTCCTGGTGATCGGGAACGGGGTCGACCTCGTCAAGAAGTGGGACGGCTCGACGACGGTCGACGACATGGGCGTGTCGCTGGAGATCCAGGCGGCCAAGTTCGTGTTCTCGCAGTACGGCCACGTGATTTACCTGGCCCCGATGGTGGGTGTCGAGACGAACTGGCAGCGCGCCATGTGGTCGGATCAGTTCCTCGCCGAGACGATCCAGAGCGCGAACTACGCGGTCGCGTTCACGGGCGAGCGGCTCATCACGGCCGCGATGGTGAACGACGAGATCATCGCCTTCTTCACGAAGTCGGTCTGGAAGCTCCGGTACACGGGCGACTTCAGGACGGGCGCCCAGTTCGAGTGGGCGCAGGTTGCGGGCGGCGTGTTCGACCGACACGACAACCTGGGCGCGCTCTCGGCGACCGGCATCGTCGCGCTGTCGGACCGGGCGATTGCGATCGCGCCGCACGGGACCGTGGAGGCGAACGGCGTGTCGGCGATCGACTCGATGAAGAGCGTGCCGACCCTGATGACCGACATCCTGGCGATGCCGCACATGACCTTCTCGTACGGTGGCGTGTGGAACGGCGAGAAGAAGATCTGGTTCACCGCCTTCTCGCCCGACGCGAACGAGTTCGAGCCGGACCTGACGCTCGTGATCGACCTGAACACGGGCTCCGTGTCGCTCTACACGTGGGACTTCATCATCTTTGGGGCGCACCGCAACCAGTCCATCGTCCCGGCGTGGGACTCGACCCCGTGGGCCGCGGACGCGATGGAGGACGTGACCGCGATCCCCGCGCACACGTCGGGCCGCGCCGGAACGCCCACGATGCTCGCGGGCACGCTCACGGGCGAGATCTGGCAGATCCCCGGGAACAGCATCCTCGACGAGCTGGGGCCGAGCACGATGTCGGTCGAGTACAAGCAGATGAACCCGTACGTGTCGAGCGGACAGGCGGCCGACCTCGGACACATCGTGGTGTATGCCAAGCCGAGCACGGGCGGGGAGATGCGCGTGTCGCTCTACAGCGACCACGACGCGGACCCGTGGGTCACGCACACGATCCCGCTCGACGCGGGCAGCGGGAAGACGCGCATCGAGAAGTCGATCCGGGTGAACCGGACGGCGAACTTCCACAAGGTGAAGATCGAGCAGACCGGCTCTGACCGGTGGGCGATCGACGCACTGATCCCGTACTTCCAGCCGGGCGGCGACGTGCTGGGGATGGCGTCATGACCCGCAAGTACTCCGACATCGAGTTCCGGTCGAACGACCTGAACCTGCCGGGTCACATCCCCGGTCTCGTGACGGCGTTCGAGCGCCTGCGCGACTCACTCCGGAACGTGCGCGCGGCGATCGAGTCGAGCGAGGGCATCGTGAAGGTGCAGCGCCACGACGTGCCGCCGACGAGCCCGGCCACGCCCGCGACGCTCCCGACCGCGAGCGCGAAGTACCTGGGCCAGATCCTGCAGCTCGACAAGAACGCGGCCGCGGACGACGAGCTGTACGTGTGCATCCGGAAGAGCGGGGGCGCGTACGACTGGGAGCAGTTCGTGCCGGCGTCTGGTCCAGGCCCGACCGGACCGCAGGGGCCGATGGGTCCCGCGGGCGCGAACGGCGCCGACGGCGAGGACGGTGGCGTCGGTCCGCCTGGCCCTGCAGGCGTGGCCGGAGCAGCCGGAGCGGCGGGTCCCGTTGGGCCGCTCGGCCCCGTGGGTCCCGAGGGACCGTCCGGCCCCGACGGTGATCCTGGACCGCCCGGGCCTGTAGGCGCTACGGGGCCCGTAGGCCCGACCGGAGCGACGGGTGCGACCGGCCTGACCGGTCCCCCGGGTTCCGAGGGCCCAGAGGGTCCTGAGGGCCCGCCCGGCCCGCCCGGCTTGAAGGGCGACACGGGCGGCTCGGCCACTACGTTCGAGCGAAACCTCGGCGCGACGGCCGTGCTCGCGGGACGGTTCGACGTTGCAGACGGCACGGTCTCTGCGGCCTCCAAGATTCTGATCTGGCAGGCGCCCGGTCCCTACACGGGGAAGGGCGTGCGGGCCGACGAGGCGGAGATGGACCGGCTCAACGTGTACGCGGAGCCGGGTTCGGGTACCTTCAAGGTGCGCTGGCACACGCACGGGCACACGCGACCGCAGTACGCGCCGGCAGCGCGCGGGCAGTCGCGGGTGGTCACGGATCTGCCGGCGCATGGCGACTTCCAGGAGCCGGCGCTCGCATCGGGCGGGCGCGTGCGCGGCAACTTCAAGTTCACCTACATGGTGCTCTAAATGGCGATCATCGAGGGCGGAGTATCTGGGGCGCTCGTCGGAGTCGGCGCAGAGTCGAATTCGCCGCTCCACGCCGTACTGAAGGCTCTCCCGCACGGGTCACTCGGTCACTATCGAACGGGCATCAAGCTCACGATGGCGACCACGCAGGCTGCGAACTCGCGCCTGTTCGAGATCCGCAACACGACCACGAACCTGCTCGTGCTGACGCGCTGCTTCGTGATGGTCTCACCCGCGGGCACGATCACGACCCCGTACGTCGGGGAGATCGGGCTCTTCCGGCTGACCGGCTTCACGGCCGTCGACACGACCAACACGGTGACGCCGACGACCTCCGTGAAGCGCACCAGCATGGCCGCCTACCCGGGCGGCGCGGCCGTGCGGCACAACACCGTCGCGGGCGCCGCCGCCGGCATGACGGGCGGGACGCTCACGAAGGACGCGAACATGCTCGGGTCACTCCTCTTCAACGCCACGACGTTCGGAGCGGGCACGGTGCCGATCAGCCGGGAGTTCGTGGACGACGAGAACGGGACGCACCCGCTCGTGCTGGCTCAGAACGAGGGGTTCGAGCTGGAGAACGTGGTCGTCGGCAGCGGCACGGCGAACGTGGTTCACGTGATGATCAACTGCTCGTGGGCTGAAGTCACGGCTTACTAGGGGGTATCATGGCGACCAACAAGCAAGAGTCCTTCGGCCCGATCGCGGTTCCGAACGCGGCCGGGAACTTGATCGCTCCCGCTGCGGCGGGCGCGGGCCCGGTCGGCTACACGGCGACCGCGACCTACATTCTTCTGCGTCACATCCGCATCCTGAACAAGACGGGCGGCGCCGTGACGTTCTCGCTCTACAAGGGCGCGACGGGCGGGTCCGCGGCCGGCACGGAGTTCATGGGTACGGCGGTCTCGATCCCGGCGAACAGCTACGTGGACTGGTACGGACAGCTCCGGCTCGAAGGCACGAACGGCTTCCTGACCGGCCTCGCGAGCGCGGCCACGTCGCTCGTCCTGACGGCCGAGGGCGAGGTGGGGCTCGTCTGATGGGTGATGAGGTCGCGATCGCGAGCAAGATCGACCGGGCCGAGGCGTACCTCATGAGTCGAGGCGCAAAGCCCGCCGGTCTCGGTGAGTCGCCGGACGTGTGTCACATCACTCACCGGTTCACGCCTGGCCTGTACATCCGCGAGTGTCGGATGGACCAGGGCGCGATCGTGATCTCGAAGATCCACAAGACCGAGCACCCGTTCGTGATCTCGAAGGGCGCCGTGATCGTGTTCAACCAGGCGGACGGGACGCGTGAGATCCTGCGCGCGTCGCACATCGGCATCACGAAGCCGGGCGCCCGGCGCGTGATCGCGGTCCTGGAGGAGTGCATCTGGACGACCTTCCACCCGACCGACAAGACGGACCCGGTGGAGATCGAGCGCGACATCATCGAGCCACACCGTAATGCGTTGCTCGACCAGGGGGACGTATGAGCTTCGCGATCATCGGGGCGGCCGGCACGGCGATCGGGCTCGGGGGCGTCGGGACGGCGATCGGGACCGGCATCGTGACCGCGGCCGGCGCGATCGGGAGCGGGATCGCGACCGGGCTCGGGGCGATCGGGCTCGGGACGGTCGGCGGCGGGCTCGGGACGGCGGTCGTCGGACTGGGCGGTGCGCTCTCTGCGCCCTTCCTGGGCGGAGGTCTCGCGGGCGTCGGGACGGGCCTCGGGACGCTGGGGGGTGGTCTCGGGATCGCGGCTGGAGCCATTCCTGGCATCGGCGGCGTGCTCGCTCCGGTGCTCGGTGGATTGGGCGGCCTTGCGGCCGGCGGCCTGAACGCGGCCGGTGGCGCCCTGGGCGGCCTTGGCGGTGTAGGCGAGGGGCTCAGCATGATGGGTGGCGCGCTCGGGAGCGTCGCCCCGGCGATCGGCGAGAACCTCGGGATCGGCGGCCTGGGTGGCCTCTCGGGTGGGCAGCCCGGTGGCGCGCCCGGCGGCCCCTACGTGCCCGGCGCGACGCAGCCCGGACCGTACGCGCTCCCGGCGAACGCGGGCCCGACCGTCCCCGGCGCGGCGCCGGGCGCGCCCGGTGCGTACGTGCCCGGAGCGCCCCAGGCTGGCCCGTACAGGGCGACCGGTGGCGTTCCCGACTACTATGGTGCGGCGACCGGGAACCCGATATGGACCGAAGACCCGTACACGGCGGGTGCGGACTCGGCCGCGGACGAGGCGGAGTTCCGCAAGCAGCTCGGCGAGATGCTGAAGGGCGTGGCCGACACGGAGCGTCAGCAGGAGCAGAACGACTACCAGGCGGCGGTGCAGAACCAGCCGCTCTACAGGACCGCCTGGGGGACTCAGAGTAACTCGTTCGGGACGGACATCCTGACCGGACTCGCAAAGCTGGCCGGTAGCGGCGGCGGAAGGGCGATTTACTAATGGCGAGCGGGTACAGTCGCAGGAACCAGCGCTGGATCACCGAGGGCGGGCAGCAGAACACGCTCTCGTCGAACGCGCTCCAGCAGTCACTGCTCGGGTATCTCTCGACAGGGTCTCCGGGTCAGTTTTCGGCCACGGGTGGCGGACGCCACGCCGGCAACCCGTGGGGCGGAGCGTTCCCGGGCGGCATGACGCTCGAAGACATGGGGTTCACCGGAGAGGTCGTGCCGGGTGCGGGCCCGATGCTCTCTCAGGCGTTCGACCAGGCGAGCGGGTTCGCGACCTCGCCCGAGTACATGCAGCGCCAGCAGATGCTCGGGTCGCTGATGCAGGGCACGCCGAGCTTCTCGGCCGACCCGGAGCTCCGGGAGCGGTACTTCCAGCAGGCCATCACGGACCCTGCGATGGCGTACTACAACGAGACCGTGGCGCCGTCGATCGCGGCCCGGTACGGGCGCGGCGGGAACATCGGTGCGGCGCAGCAGGCGACCGCGCAGGGCGGCGCGGACCTCGCAGGCCAGCTCGCGGGACAGCGCGCGGGCCTGCTCCGTCAGGACGAGGTGATGGCGTACCAGGCCCAGGAGGCGGCGCGACAGCGGCAGCTCCAGGCGGGGCAGATGTCGATGGTGAACCAGGCCCAGCCGCTCAACCTGCTCGGTCAGTACGGCGGCCTGGAGCGCGGGATCCGCGGGGAGCAGAACCAGCAGCGCCTGTCCGAGGCGTACATGGCGCAGCCGTTCGGTGACCCGCGCCTGTCGATGTTCAGCCTGCTCGGTGGCGGGATGGCGACGCCGGGCGCCGTGTCCTCGCCGAGCGCGGGAGGGAGCGCGGGCTGGCTCGGCGGGCTCGGACAGATGCTCTTGAACCCGGGCGGCGGGATCCTGTCGAGCCTCGGCCTCGGCCCGGTCGGGTCGGTGCTCAAGTCGATCTTCTGAGAGGTATACACCAATGGGCGTAGACTGGGGGAACGTCGGCGCTGGGGTGCAGGTCGGCCTGGAGAACTACCAGGCCGGGAAGGGCCAGCGGGACGCGTACCAGCAGGCCGCGCAGATGTTCGCGTCGCTCGGAACGCCGAGCGCGAACGGGTACGCGCGCCTGCTGATGGAGCGCCCCGAGACCGCCATGATCATGGCGAAGGAGATGGGCGGGCCCGCGAACCTGTACAAGATGTACCAGCAGGAGGCGCAGCTCGGGATCGCGAACGAGCAGCAGAAGAGTGCGGGCGCGCTCGCGGGCCGGGTGCTCGGGCCCGAGTACGCGGACTCCGGCGCAGCGTCCGAGGACGTGTCCCGGATCGCGACCGCGCGCGCCGCGCTCGACCGTGCGAAGTCCGGCTCCGGAAAGGTGCAGCTCAGCCCCGAGCAGAACCAGCTCATGTCGACGATCCTGCAGGAGAGCGCCGAGGATCCCGCGGGTCACTACGAGGACGCGCTCTTCATGGCGACCGAGGCGGGCATTCCGGTCGGCACGTTCAACACGCTCTACGGCGGGATCGAGTCACCGAAGAAGACGGGACAGACGACCGCACGCACTCCGCACACGCTCACGCAGGAGCAGACCATCCGCGGTGACTACTCGAAGGACGCGAGCGTGTCGCTCTTCCCGATGCGGGCCAACGCGTACCGGTCCGCCGAGGGTGGGTACGACCAGAACAGCGCGGGCGGAGACCTGCAGCTCGTGTACAACGCCATCAAGCTCTGGGACCCGACGGCCGTGCGCGAGGGTGAGATCGCGCTCGCGCGCGACACGGCCAGCATTCCGGCGTACCTCGCGGACGCGTGGAGCGTCGTGAAGGGCGGTCGCGTCCGGCTCCCGGCGAAGGCGCGGAACGAACTCATCAACTCCGTGCGGAGCACGATGAGTGGCACGGTCGAGTCGTACGACGACGCTCGGCAGACGTACGTCGACATCGCCGAGTCGCAGCGAGAAGAGTACCCGGGCCTGTCGGTCGAACGGGCCGTGCCGGACTTCGCGAAGAAGTGGCGCGCCAAGGGGGCCGTGAAGGCCATGGTGAAGCAGGACGCGCTCGGGAACCTGGAGTCCGACGTGCCCAAGGGGCTCCCGGAAGGCGCGACACTGCACGGTGTCACGAGCGACGGCAAGCGCGTGTTCCTGCTGCCGAACGGCAAGTACGCGACGGAGCAGTGAGTGGGCTTCCTGATCACAGACCAGCCGCCCGAG